TCAAAATCCCAAACAACGAGAATCTGCTTACAGTCGCCCGGAATATCGGCACGACCGTTATCGCCGAGGATAATAAGCACTACTATTTTATTCCGTACTGGATGACAAGGACCGAGGACGGATCAATTCAGTGCATGCGCTTTGATCAGATGCCGCAGGAATTACAGGACACGATTGTTCGCATGCGAACAGCTAAGCCTGAAAGCGATCTGTTTGCGCAAGCGAGAAAACATCCCGAAACAAAGAACAGAATATGAGCGCGATTAAACTTGTTTTTTTAAAAAACATCGAAATTTTGTCTGCCAATTTTTCTGTTGTTTGGGACAGGTCAACAGACGGCGGCTCGTTCAGTTGGGCAAAGTGTGAGATCGTGGTTGGAACAAGAAGTTACAAAAAAGACCCGCTGTACACCATGAGCGTCCTTTCACATGAGATCATGGAGTTGATATTATCAAGCATGGGTGGAAGGTTCAGTAACAGCAGAACGGCTGATTGTTATTTATTCAACTTCGATCACCAAACATTTGAAACAGCGATACAAATTCACACACAAGCGTTGTCAAAGTTTATAAGTAAGTAAGCCCGTTTTTAATCTATACCCATGAAAGGAAAAGGAAAGAAGAAGGTGATTCACCAGTCAACGACAACGACTGATTCGGGCGGCATGGTCGTTAAAAAGACGCAGACGTTCGTCAGGCGGGTGCAGGCTGAACCGGATTTTGTGAAAATGTACCTGGATGATATTGCAAAGCTGAGAGGCCTTGCTCCTAAGCAGCGTGGATTGCTTGACGCATTGTTGCAGAAGATGAACTACCAGAACGAGGTCAGCCTTTCATCCGGAACGAAAAAAGAACTCTGCGTTAAGTTGGAGATTTTCAAGGACGGCGCGAAAACAGACGGCGGCGGTGATGTTAATGAAATGGTCAGCCTCAGTTCTTTCAATTTCACACTGCATGCGCTTTGTAAAAAGGGTGTGATCAGCCGGAAATCAACCGGCGTGTATTATATCAGCCCGCATCTATTCGGCAAAGGGGCATGGGCAGACATTGAACAAATCAGATTAACGATAAACTATAACCCTGACGGGTCTACTCAGGAAGCGGCTTTGCAGAAAGCGAGTGACCGGGTGACGGGAAGGGGAGAAGATAAAACAAACGAGAATGAGCAAGCCAAAGAAAATGTCATTGTTTAATGACAAACACGACCGAAATACAAAAAGATTTTTACGCGGCATGGAAAAGGTTAATGCAGAATTTAGAAAATGGGAAAAGAAGTTTTTGAAGCCCAAACCAGAAGCCGGAAAGCCGCACGATGTTTTCACCGAGTTTACCACAAAACCCGGATCTGGAAGCACCACAATTAAAAAGCAAATGGTGTATGTAACCTATCAGGGCATGGAGAAACTAGGGTCAAATCAATTTAGTAAACACCGCAAGATAGAAGAATAATTACAATGCAGCAACCGAGTAAAGACAACGAATCACTGCTGAAGCTGATCTACCACTCTGCAATGGCCCTGCAGTACGGTGAGGACTTCGCTCGCGAGTGCAAGATGACAGCGAGGCATCAGGCGAATAATTGGGTGTCAAAACTGAAATTCCTTCAGTCTGACATTTATTCGGCGCTCACTCCTGCATCACGGGAAATATTCATGCAGGAAATAAAGAAGGGTGATATTCTGTTTCTCGGGTCGGTCGCTGAAAAGTGGCTGCGGCTGGATGATTCGCAAAAGGATATCCTGGAAACGATGATGATTGCCATGCTCAAAGGTGAAACTGTAACATTTGAAAAAACGGAGGAAGTGGTATGATAAATCAAACAGAACCGAAATACGATGACAGGGAGGTTACGCTTAAAAGCGAACGGATAGAAAGGGTTAAACTCTCGGAACTTACACCGCGCGAACGCGAGATATTTTTCGCAGGGGTAACGGATGGAGCTAATGCGGCTGGCAAGATTTTACTTGTCCTGTTCGGAATTTTCGGATTGGTAGTTATCGCTGCATTATACGCGTCTAAATATTTTAATCAATGAAAGAACTCAACCAGCCCATTAAAGATAAGGTGAATATTGTCGATCAGCGGCAGGTGGAAAAGCAAACGCTTGTCGGAACCCTGCGTCCGAAGCCCGGGCACAAGTGTTACCAGCTCGATCTTTCTACGAAAGAGATCACCGAGGCTGAGTACAGGGAAGTGAATGTGGAGCTGACGAAGGAAACGGTATCAATTCTTCCTGGTGTTGAAGTGATCAACAGAAAAACGGACAAAAAAATCGGCGTTACACTGAACGCCGGTGTGAAAAAAGAATTGGTGGTTAAGCCGAACTGCCTCTATACGGTGGCCCTGAACCCGAAGAACGCTGATAAAAAGTTCCACGGTATGCTCGGTTTGCCGTATCTGCAGCCGGTCCCTACACCTGATCAGCGGGCTGAGAAGGCGCGGAAGAAACGCGAGCGCGGACATCACTGATATCCATAAGCAGCGCCTCTACCTCGGCATCGCCAACCGGGAATACCACTTCATTGCCGGCACCCATGTTGTAAAGAACCTTGTCACCGGGCTGCAACTTCGCTTCAATATCTTCACTGACCGCGAGCACCGTTCCTTCCGGGAGGCGGTTTTTTGTACTTCCGATGGTAATGATACCGCCGGCAGTTTTTTCTTCAGTGTGTTTGATGGGCTGGATAATCACGTTTCTTCCGAGGGGCTTCATGGTTATATCAGGTTTTGAGGTTTTTAAAAAGAGGGCCGGAAGCATGAATCCGGCCCTCGGCCATTTTTGACTAAAACATACAGTTGAGGAACCCGAAGTTAAACAGTTTAACCAAATTCGCAAAATTGAGTTTGGAAAATTCGATAAATGCGTAATTTTGGTTAAATCACATAACCGGAATGGCTGAAATTCGTTGCCCTTTGAATAATCTGCTGGTTACGATCGATAAGAAATTCCAGGATCAGACCAGCGGTGGCCTCTACGTAGACCCGACCTTCCGGCCGGGATGGTATGCCACTGTAACAGGCAGGGTACACTCAACTCCGATGGCGGTTCGCAAGGACTATAACCACGGCCACCCCATGCCTGACCTTCGCCCGGGCGACGAGGTTGCCTTCTCCTACATGGCGATTTACAACGAACAGCACACGAGCAACGATGACGAGATTTTCTATGAAGATCCCGTCGGAAATCCGTTCGAAACTGTTTGGAGCAACCGGAAAAATCAGATGATTGTTCGCCGGAACCTGAAAAATGGCAAGTTCGATGCAGCCCTGTTCTATGAAAAGGACAAAAAAGGGGTGATCGTGGACCAGATTACAGGCAACCGGGCCGAAATAGAGAGCTTCCTCGGCAAATACATGTTCGGTCAGACCAATAATATCACCTATGAGAATCTGATCGACTTTGCCGGGGATGAATATTGGCAGATTGACTATCCGATGGTGTTTGCAGTCAAGCGCGGTGATGAAATCGAGCCTGTGAATGGTTACGCGCTGCTGGATCCCCCGGAAAAGAGCATGTACGTCGATAAAGGTGGCCTACATATCGTGTCAGATCACCTGTTTGGCGACAACGAACTGCACGCGAACCTGCTTTATATCGGTGATCCGCTTCCCGGGGCGGTAAAACTCGGCTGCAGGCGTGGTGACAAGGTGGTAGTGCCAAAAGACAGGGTTCAAGAGTACCAATTTTGGGGAAAAGACTACCTGGTAGTGAAACAAGACATGATTTTAGCGAAGGTGTAAAGCCTTCAGCATTACATTTTAATCCTGATTTTACCTTATAAATTGATTGTATTACAATGAATATCAGCGAAATACATACGTTTATCGGGATTGTAAAAAATCAGGAACAGGGTGGTTATCATACTCCTGCTGAAATTGACGCTGCGCTCAGTCGCGCGTCCCTGTGGGCGTTCAACGACTGGCGCAGTGTCTACCCCGATAATGTCGAGGCTTTCGAAGCGCTGGCTCCCTTTAAGACAAAACTTGACTTCACAACTGATTCCGGCGGCGCGTTTACCGTGTCCGGCGGTCAAAACTATATGCAGGTGACCTCGATGGAGGTTTCGGTGGTCGATAACGGATCTCCGAGAAGGTTCCCCGTGAAACTATTGAGAGAGGATGAAATTGCCTCCCGGCTTAACTCTCAGCGCAGGACACCGACCGCAAAAAGGCCTTGCGCCGAAGAAGTGGCACCGGGATCCTTCCTGCTTTACCCGGCTCAGGTACATGGCGGCACAATCCGGTTTTTCCGGAAGCCCGTGGCACCGGTATTCGGATACACTCAGGTTGGACGCGCAATCACATACAATTCGGGTACCAGCACTCAACTCGAATGGACTGAACCGTACCTGAACAAAGTGATCTTCAAAGCGCTGGCGTTTCTCGGGGTGAACCTGAGTGATGACAAAATCGCTCAATATTCATTACAACTTCAAACCTCAGTATAATGTCAGTCACTAAAAAACAGCTTTGCGAGGACGTACAAGTGTCCATCCGGGGGCGGCAAATCTCTCAGGGGCAGGACATGGAGTTGATCGATATTGAGGTTGCAGTTGAAAAAGCGATCAACCGGCTGCTGAAGGTCTATCACTACAACGAAACACTCCCCGGCGGTGAAATGCAGCCCAATAGCTGCATCGCGATCTACGATAACGTGGCCGTCACTCAATACAAAACAAATTTCGCTATCCTGACGCTCCCGGCGATGCCGGTCAAACTGCCGAAAAACATGGGCGTGTTCAGGATCGGCAAAGTAGACGAACCATTTTTGTCTTTCATTCAAGTTCCGCAGGGCATGATGGAACTGATCGGTGGCGAACCTATTATCAGCGACCTGATGGGTCAGATTGCCTATGAGGTAAAAGTTCCAAAGGTTATTTTCAAAACCAATATCGTCGCTGCCGGCATTACCGCCGTCACCGTGGAACTGGTGATCATGGATATCGCCTCTTACACGGACTACGAACCGCTGCCTATTCCGGCCGACATGGAACTTGACGTGGTGAACCTGGCGATTGAACTGCTGGTTCCGCGCATGCCTGCTGATACCAAAGACGATGTTATGAGCGAAAAATCAGGAGGTAGCAAATGAAATTCGTAAGCCTCGACCATATTGCCAAAAGCGTTATCAACCAGAAGGGGTACACAATGCACTGGTATTTCGAATACCTGAAACACGGGGCTGACTGCCTGCGTGAACTGCATTTTGATGTACTCCGGAACGTCCGGGCAAAGAAGATACCGGTCAATTCGTACAAATCAATCCCGCTGCCGTGTGACTATGTGGATTGGGTGAAAGTTGGTATCGGTAACGGTCAGATGATTACCCCGCTTGTGCAGCATACCGGCATCAACAGGCTGACAAAGATTGATGATTCCGGCAATAAAACCCTGTATGGCACGACCGGCACCGACTGGCTGGGCTATTGGGGTAATGCCTGCAACTGGTATTTCAATACGAACGATTACGGCGAGTTTTTGGGAGGATATTACAACTACCGGCAGTCTGCTGCCGCTGATGGCTTCCGGGTTCTGCGTGATCGTAGTGAGATCCAGCTGAGCGAACTGCTCATGGCTGACTTCATCATCCTGGAATATATCTCGAACGGTGCTGAGAGCGATGCGGCGACAATGGTTGACCCCTATGCTCAGGCCGCGATCGAGGCATATATCCACTGGAAAAGTAATAAGCAGGTGATGAATAACTGGTTCTCACCTGAAGGCCAAATGTATAAGCGGCAGGTTGAGATACTGAGGGCAAGGAAAAACGACCTGAGTGTGGATGACATCAAACGTATCATAAACAGGGAGCGCCACGGTGCCCCGAAATAATAAATCGTGTCCGTATTCCAGAAACGATACTTCAGTAAGCTGCTCGATGCAGATACCGGTCCGCATGCGGTCGCGGATGACAGGTTTATTTCCGGTCAGAATATCCGTTTCGGTACTACCGACAAGGGCCATGTAGGCTACTTCGAGAACGTGCTGGGCAACACTTTGATTGCAAACGATCAACTCCCGGGCACCGGCAGCAATATCGTAATCGGCGCATGCAGCGATGACAGTAATGGCTACAAGATTGCGTTTGTATGGAACAGTCTTGGTCACCATGTGATCACCCTGCTCGATCGTAACGGCAACTTCTGGTCCGTCCTGAAAGATACCAATGTCACCGGCGGCCTGAACTTCAGTAAATATGCCCTGATCCATTGCTTCGTGGAAGCGGGTATCCTGTATTTCAACGATGCACTGAATCAACCGCGCCGGGTGAACCTGATGGCTGCAATCTATGGCAACCATACCGCAAGCCCGGATCCCAAAACATTCGCATTTTCTTTCCCTATTGCAGCGGAAGAAATCACGGTGATCAGACAACCGCCAGCATACGCGCCTTCAGTTCAAAAGCTGACTGATGGCGGTGTGGTGAACAATTACATCGCAAATGACAGCTATCAGGCTGCATACAAATACTCATACTATGACGGTGAAACGTCTGTTCTGAGCACATGGAGCGTGGCGACGAAGACGAATTTTGTAGGTGATACCTACAACTCAGTGAAAATTGACATGAATACTGCGGATAAAATACCGCAGTCCGTGAAGATTGTAGAGTTGTGGATCAGGTCACAGGCAACCGGAAAGTTCCGAAAGATCAGGTCATGGGACCGTTCAATCACTGCTGACAACACGGCAATCAATAATCACAACACCGGTGTAACGCTGACCTACACGTTCTATAATGACGTTACGGGTATCGTTTTATCAGATACTGAGGCATATACACCGTACAGCGATGTTCCCCGCCTTTCAAAGTCAATGACAATCGGTAAAAACCGGTTGCTGATGCTGAACAATCTGAAGGGGTACGATACACCTGTCAAGTCATCTCTGACAGCAACGGGAACCGTGGCAACTGCAGGTGGAAGCCGGACAGTGAGTTTTGGTATCATCAAACATACCGCGACAACTTCTGATACCCCTGGAACATATTGGGGTTACTCAGCGTATTACTGCTACCTGACGGACGTTGTGCCTGCCGGGTACTATGTGATCACGGCATCTAAGGTCAACCACTCCTTCGGTTCTGATCCGTGGGGGTCGCTGGCACCATCAGCAGCTTTACCGGGGTCAGTCGCTTTCTCAGGTCTTGAATACATCGGTAATAATACGGGGGCCGCGGAAACGAACACGATGCCGGTTGACTATGTTACCGACCGTATTGACATCGCTGATCCTTCAGGAACGGCGACCGTTACTTCATGGCCGGCGGCAAATACCTTGTTATTCAAAAGCAGTTCACCATACAAAATAGGTATCGTTTTCTACGATCAATACCTGCGCAAGTGCGGCGTATGGACCAAAGAGGCGCTGAAGGTATCAACACCCGGAAGGGCGTTCTCGCTGACTTCATATTCCGGCGGCCTTTCATGGACGCTCAGTAATACTGATGCTGTAAACGAGATTCCGGATTGGGCGTATTATTACTCCATTGTTCGGACACTGAACCTGAAAACAAGATATTTTATCCAGGCGCTCGATAATGCGATGCAGTACGGATACAAAGATGCTGCCGGCGTTTATACCGCAGGTGGTACAACGTGGACCGGCGCAACTACCGCCGCGCTGATGATCGATACGACCGGTCTGCTTCAGGACAATCTCGGATACGTTTTCAATGAAGGTGACATTTGCATCATAACCGAAAGCGGCGGCACTCAGCATGAGTTACCGGTGATCACTCAACAAGGAAAATATATCATTGTTGCTGCTAAAAACATTGGAAGCCTCGCCGTTAATTTTGTGTATGAGGTTTACACTCCGTATAAACCCAGCGATGACGAACCGTTCTATGAGGTCGGCGCGTTCTATAAAATCAACAGCCCTACACTCTCAGGAAGGACTTACTCAATCCTGAGTGGATCTTTACCGGGAGATATTTCTCAACTCAGTCGTACGGTCGATGCAACGACTTACGATGCTGAGGCGATGTGCCCGAATGATAAATACTTTCAGCGGTGGGATACTGATGCCGGAAGGCTGAATATTGTCACGCCTCTCGGTCAGGTGCGGTTGAAAACAGAGTTATGCTTCAGCGATGTGATTATTGAAGGCAGCTATGTCAACGGCCTGAGTTCTTTCCAAACCCTGAACAGTGAAATCTTACCGTTCTCAATAGGTGAAGGACAAAAGCTGCAAATGACCTCCAAAATGGAGAAACTTGGTAGCGTATTACTTGTAATCGGTGATCAGGGAACGCTATCAATCTATCTCGGTGAAGTGCAAATGTTTGATTCGGTTGGCAATTCATCTATCCTGAAATCAGACAAATTCATCGGTCAAATAAACGACCTGCGTGGTGCTTACGGTACAATCAACCCGGAAAGTGTGGTTGAGTATAAGGGTGAAGTGTATTGGGCTGACCTGAATAATGACGTTGTGATCCGTTACGCATCAAACGGTCTTTATCCTATCAGCGAGTTCGGCATCAAACGCGCCTTCAGGTTATTCTCTCAAAAGTATAAAACGCTCGATACAGCAACAATCGAAGGTTTCGGCTGCCGTCCGTTTGTTTTTGGCGGCTTTGATACTTACCATAATGACTACCTGCTCTCAATTCCGAGCACTGAGGCATCTGCGCCGAAAGGATCGATCGCTGATGCTGACGTTCCATTTGATTACCCTTACGATCTGTATGACGGTCAGGCGAAGGTACTGGCATTCAAAATGGGTACCGAGCAGTGGGCGATGCCTTACAGTTACCGGCCTGAGTTTTTCTTGGGAACAATCGACCGGCTTTATACATTCAAGAACGGTCAGACGTACAGACACAGCGAAAGTTCACTGTATAACGTCTTTCACGGTGAATACCACAAAAGCCGGATATGCTTTGTGTGCAGAAGCGAAGATGCACCGAGCGCGATAAAAACATGGCTGAATATTGCGATTGAAAGCAATATCGCTCCGACATATACTCACTTCAGGACCGAATTTCCTGCCGATAATACTGGTGGCTCGCTCTATCAAAGCAGTGATCTGGTTCAATCAGATTACCGTATGCGGGAGAACAGGGTATTTGAGGCGGCGATACTGCGTGACAGAACCAGCCCGAATGTCAGTGGTACCGCCGATCAGAAACTTCTCACTGGTGACAAGATGCGCGGCGCGTGGGTATATGTGATGCTCGAGTGGGATACAAACAGTCTTTTACAAATCAGATTTATAAACGTCGGTCATTCAAAAGTGGCCGGTCACAATAATATTTAAACCGTACAACTATGCCTCCAATTCCCGGAATCGGCAGTGCCCTTCAAATCGGCGCAGGATTAGCGCAAGGTATCGCTGGTCTTATCGGCGCGAAAAAGCAGGAACGCAAACTCACTGACCAATTAAAGGCCGGTGGACAGTATCAGGCTGACCCGCAGGCAAAACAACTGCAGGCGCTCGCTTATAACCTGTATAATGGCCGGATGGCTGGCGCAGGTCAGGTCGAAGCGAACATTTACGGCAATCAGGCCGGTCAGATCGCCAACACAAACCGTGTCGCTTCCAGTGGATCCCAGGCGCTTGCTGCCGCTGCCGGATACGGCGGACAGGCTGACAATGCCTTTTTGAATCTCGCTGGTCAGGAAGCGCAGAATAAGGCCAATAACTACAGCGCAGTGTCCGGGGCAACGCAAGGTGTGATCAATGAAAACACGAAGCAATTTGAAGATAAGCAGCGGTACAACGATGCGCTGATGAATATCAAGGCAACTGCGCAGCAAAACAAGTTCAACGCGCTCGGGTCGATCTTCGGAACCGTAGGACTTGCCGGGGCTATGTATAATAATGGCGATTTCAGCGGCGGGCAATCTTCAAGGGTTGGCAGTCAGATGCAGGGAATGGGTGCAATGCAGGCAATCCCGACCATTCAACCCGGTATCGCTCCGCAGGGGCTTTACGCCGATCCGCGCATGCCCGGAATGACACCCGGCCAGATGGCGGGTCTTTACAACTATTTCAACGGACCTAAATAATCAATCATGGCAAGCACCGGAGGCGCACTATTCCAATTCAATACCCCTACTGCAACGCAGATATATGACCATTTCCAGCAGGCATCGGCTCAGAAGGCCATGCAGCAGGAAAGGCTCAATGCGTTAAGGCAGGAAAGACAGGATAACCTCGTCAAGTATGCCGGGGAGGCGCTGAACAACAAAAATTTTGCTACGGGTACCGAAGCGGACCCGCTGATCAATACGAAGCTGAATGAACTGAAGCAAAAGTATTTCGGCATGATCATGAAAAACCCGAGCATGGGTGACGCTGAATTGAACTACCTGATTGCTCAGGATACGCAAGGAATCGGTCAGTACAGCCAGCAGCTTCAGGCGCTCCGCAAAAACATCGAAACCAGTTCTGAGGGTCTGAAAAACTACAAAGGCCTGAATGCTGGTCAGGTGCAGGCGCTCGCTATTAACGATGCTATCTATAAAACGGACGAGAAAGGAAACAAGGTGCTGAAAGATCCCGGCGAGATCGACCCGAACCAGGATTACATCACCGGTGTCTTTGACCGTCATCCGGATAAACTGCATGTTGATGACGCGGTGTGGGATGATGCCCGGAATAAGGCAAATTATCAGGTGGTGAGCGATAAATACATGCGCATCAACCCGAACAAAAGTTCTTCAATGGATCAGTATGAGGCGAAATACAATCCCGCTTACCATACGATCAAATTTGACAAGGACCATGTACCGGTTGTGGACGTGAAAACCGATCAGGATGGTGGTCTGAACGCTGAAACCTATCAGCAGGTCATGGGCGACATGGGTAAGCGCCTTCAGATCAATCAGCAGACGAATGACCAGATAAAAAAACTGCAGGCGGCAAAACTCCTGCCTCCGGGTATCGAAAATGATCCGGAACAGTACGATTATATACGCAGGCACGTTGCCGCAAATATGGTTCGCAATCTCGTTACCTCAGAGATAAAAACCTCAGATCAGGATAAGGCGGCACCGGCACCGGTGATCAAGGTTCACATCAGCGCGGAAGATAAAAAGTACGAACCGGTTGACCTGGAACAGATACCTACTGAGCCTGATGGCAGCCGCGACGTTACCAATGCGATCGGCGGCCACGTTTCCCTGGGAGTACACGCTTCCGGAAAACTGATCCCGGCATCAAAAGTTGTCCTGAATCCGGATGGCACATTTACCTTTTCCGGTCCTCAGCTCGATGGCAAGGGCCAGACACAATACGATAAGGACAACGGGACTCTGATGTACGAGCCTGTTACTTTGACAGCAGCGGAAGTGCAGAAGTTGGCGAACGTGAACAAGGGATCAAAGCAGATTAAAAACCTGATTGAGATTGCGAAGCAACAAAAAGCTGCATCAAATGATCCGACCTCAATTCTGAACAGCGTACAGGGCGCAGCATCAAAAGAAAAAGCAACGGCGAAAAAGGGATTTTTCGGAGGGTTGAAAACACTCTTTAAATAACAATTCGATGGATGAAAAATGGATAGAGGAACTTATTAAAGCTGCCGGTCAGAAAGGCGCTTCAATGCAGTCGCTCTATAAACAATTCCCTCAGCTCGGCGGTTCTATTGATAAATTCAAAGAAGCGGTCGGGTACCATAAGGATTTGCAAAATGGAATCGACCCCGCAGAAGCGCGTGGGTACTATAAATCATTGTTCCCTGAGCAAGCCGCTACAAAGCAAGCCGCAAATAATGGCGACCCCTTTTCATCCATCCTCAGCCATGTAGATACAAAATCCCCTGAGTTTAAAAATGACCCTGCAGCCGTCATCCTGAAACCTTTTCAGGATAAGGAAAATGCGGGCATGAAATCGTTTGAGAACGTCCGGAACCAGCAAACCGGCATCCGTGGTGATCAGACCTTGCAAAAATTGCCGGTACCGGCGCAGATTGACAATAACGGCAAGCCCGGTGATCTGCCGGCCGCAAAGCAGCACCTTGCAGCGGTTGAAAAAACTAATCTGGTCCAGACTGCCATCAAAAATCAGTTGTTCCAGAACGGCAAGGAAGCCGGTAATTACCTCGGAATGGTGAAAGCGAAAAATGGCGGCGTGATCCCTGCAGGGAATCAGACCGCCCAACTCGCTGAAGAAAGGTACAACCGGTATGCTGGTATCAGTGACTTGCTGAACAAGGCGCCGAATATAGAAGCCGCTGCGATCGATTATGCCCGTTCAAACGATTACGACTTCAATAAAAAACTGAGCACCATCACCGGTCAGGTAGGTGGAAACAATACTTTACAGAAAGACCAGTTCGGCACTACCGACTACAATAAACTCAAACTCGATCGTGCCATGATTGGCCGGAAGATTTATGAGTTTGTTAATGATCCTGACGTACAAGCTGCTGCTCAGGACAATCCGGCCCTGAAAGCGCAGGTATCTGCGTTCTCAGGCGACAAGGTGTTCCTGAAATACCCGGAAACAGCGGTGAACCTGATCCGCAATGAAGTGAGCTGGGAGCGCGAGCACCAGGGTAAAAACAATATCGTTGCGAACCCGGTGTTTGACAACTCGGCAAAAAACGATGAAATCGTAGATCAGCTTTATAAGAATCGTCCGATCATGAAGGCGATCGCTGAGAAATACCTGAAGGGTAATTGGGAAGGAAAACTCGCTACGCATGGCGTTGTGGATGATCTCGGTACCGGCATGAGCAATACGCTCGGTCAGGCAGTGAATACCCTCACCTTCAAACACTCTTTTATGAGCGATGCCGATATCGCAAAAGAGGCGCTGAAGGATCAGTATAACAACGTGGACTATCAGTTCCATTCATGGCGCGATGATCTGGCCGGTGCAGCAAATATGGCCGGCATGGTCGCCACAATGGGAGCCGGCGGCAATGTACTCGGCGGTGTCTATAAGGGCATCACTGGCGCAGAAATGTCGCCTACCGTGGCAAACGCCATCAATACCGGCACGTTCTTCTACGATCAGGAAGTAAAGGACTGGAAAGAGAAATACCCCGGCGAGGCATGGAAAGCGTATCTCGGGGCCATACTTTCAACTACATCATACATGGCGGCTTCTCACATCGTCCCGAAAGGCGAAGTGGCGAAGAAGGTGATCCCGGAAATGAAGGGTGCCATCGCTGACGCGGTGAATAATCTCGGTGAAAAATCGGTACAGGACGCTGCTGCTTACATTCAGAAATCTCTCCCGGGAAAATTTGCTGAAATCATCAAAGACGCAGCAAGTCATTCCGCGAAAGGTGCCGGTGAAATGGCGGCGATCACCCTGTTTAAACAGGGATTGGATAAAACATTCGGTCTGGATCAAAATACCTATAACCGCGTACACCCGGCAAATGAAATCGTGGACGTTGCTAAAAGCATGTTCCTCGGTGGGCTGCTGCCGAATATGGTAACGGCATACGGGAGTAAATCTGCTACCGCTGATCAAATGCTATCGTTTGCCAAATTTCCGGAGCGATATACGAGCGTTTTACAAGATAACGCATCAAATGCAGATGCCAATGCGGTTGGTAAGAGAATAGAGGATATTCAATACCTGTCAAAAGTAAAGAGCCAGCTCGATGCAAATGGGACACCTGAAGAAAACCAAAAAGCATATCTGTTGTACTCAATGGCCGAACGCCAAGCAAAGGAAGAACTTTCAGGACAGGATGATAACAATATAAAGGCTTCAATAAAAGAGAAGATTAAGAAAATAGAGGAACTGAAACAAAAGATTTGGGATGGTAAAAAGGTTGATGTGGAGAAAGAGCCTATTCCCGGCGTAAAAGACGAAAAGCCAACTGTTGAAAGCGCCGTTATTACAATCGGCGGTAAAACATACGAAGGGAAAAATCATGCAGAGGCGATACTCAATGCAAAGGCAGACGGGCAGGACATTTCAAATGTAGACCGGAAAGCAGAAGGGAAGTTTAAACTGTCTGATGGAACTATTATTGACAGGGCAGAGGCAAAGAAAATGTTTGGCAACGACCGTTCTGAATTGCTCATTGATCAGGACCAGACTGCTAAAGACGCTGATAAGGAATACGCCCGGATGAAAGAACCGGAAACACCTGCTGAAACAGCGGGAGAGAAGGGTGAGGAAAAAGTTGTTGTTCCAGAACCGGTGCAACCCGAACCTGCAAAACCAGAACAAACCGTCAAATCATTTGCTGACCGGCTTGTATCCGGAGAGAAAATGAAAAGCGCTGAAGATCTTCAGTTTTATGACAATAACAAGTCAGAGATTGAGGCTGAGTTAAAGAGCAGACAAAACACTTCTCAAAATATTGCAACTGAAAAAAAGCCATTCAGCACAAAGAAGTACACTGTTGAATATAACGATAATGGTGATCGCATCATAAAAGATAAAGAGGGTAAAGAGGTTCCCCGTTATGTCGATGAAATCCAGAATGTAAAAGGCCGTCCGGTAAAAGTGAAAAAATCGAATCCTGTATGGAACAGGGTTGCGCTCAAACACGCGAAGTCACTCAATTATAACTCCGGTGAAACTGCAAAGGTAGACGCTGGAAGTGTAAGCAGCGAATCCGAAGCAACGCGCATGGCGATTGAAACCTCTCAGAACCCTTCTGAGATTGCGGATATCTGGATGCGTGAACCGCGCACACCTGCATCACTCAGTTCAAAGGAACAGGCGATCGCAAATGCTGGTATTGGTAAGGTGAAACAGGCATCATTCGAAGAACACAATGATCCGAACAATATCACCGGATCAATCGCCAAAAACTATTTCCGAAAAGACGGCCGTTCACTGGATCAAATCGCTCACTCTATCACCAATGAAACAGGTGTGGAAGTTGGCCCGGAGGACGTGGCTGAATACATGATCCGTTTCCCGTATGGTAAAGATGCTGACGCGACTGAAAAGACGGACAATCACCATGCCGCTGAAACAAAGTTCCAGGAGCTTACCGGTGTGCCCCTGAATGAAACAACCGCTGAGATTGCGGCCAAGCAATTCTATTCAAAAGAAGAAACAAAAACCGCTGAAAAACAAGCAGATGAGCAGCCGTTCCGTGAGTACGACGAATCCGACATCGACCACCTGAACACAATGCTGCAAGCCGATGCGGAAAATTCAGATAATTTTAATAACTTTAATGATCATGAAACTGTCAGATCACCTCAAAGCGATAAAGCAGAATCCAAAACTGCAACACCTGACCCCGGAACAGCAAAAGAAGGGGGCAAAAATGATGTACCAGAGCGAGGCACTGAAAATAATGCAGCAGAACCGGGCAAGCCAGCAACAGCCCTCGACCGCCTCCGTTCAAAGTTAGGCGACGAGCCGTTGGCTATGGCTGACAACTCTCCCGAAGCCAAACTCAAAACAGCACAATCAGAACTTTCAAAAGCCCAGCGCGAATTAAAAACTGCTGAGGACAAACTTGCTCAGAAGCAGGCAACGCAAACCGGAATGTTTAGCGATGCAAAGCAGGGCGAAATGTTCGGCGTGTCCCGCGATGAAGCAAAATCAATTCTTGACCCGCTGAAGAAAAAAGTGGCTGAGGCAAAAACTGAGGTCGATCGCTTACAGAAAGAAGTTGACAGCAAATCCGGTGATAATCGTCAGGGTAGTCTGTTCCTTTCAAATGATGATCCTACAAAGCGCGTAAAACTTTCCGATCTCGGCATTGATCCCAAAGACGATACTGCAACAGTGTTGCAAAAACTGATTGATCACGGCGGTCCGTTCACCGACCTGCTGAAAATGATTCAGGCTGATCCGAATCTCAGCAAAGTCAATATCAAATTATTTGACCACGGTAATAACCGTGAAAGTGGCTTATATCATCCGCAAGGACACGAAAAGGGCGGTGAACTGCATGTATGGGATAAGGCGAATACATACTATACGCTCACGCACGAACTGATGCACTTCTTCACAATCGACGGTGCAACTGCTGAGAAGGTGACCGGAACTGAAGGGTATGAAACCCTGAAGAAAATGTATGACTTCATCGCTGACCGGATGGAGAAGCCGATGTTCTTCAATACGAATGAAAAGAACTATGGCCTTACGAACTTCAAAGAGTTCATGGCTGAACTACTGATCAATGAAAAATTCCGCAATCACGTTTCTGACGTGTTTGCGGAACATAGCAAAGATATCCTGAAGGGTGGTAATCCGGAACTGCAAAGCAAATCATTGATCGATGTGATCAAAGATTTCTTTCGCGACCTGTGGAATAAAGCATTTGGTCAAAGCCCGGTGATCAAGAATTACGATAACAGCAAGCCTGTTATTGATAATGCCGTGAACCTGGCAACTGAACTGTTCTTCGGAAATGCTGACGTGAAACCCGGAAAAGAAAGTGCTGCGCCTGACCTTCAGAAAGCGGCCATGCCTGACTTCAAACAGCAAAAGATTCAGCGCTGGGTAGACGAAGAAAGGAAGATGGGTACCGATGAAGCTGAGATCCGTGACGCGCTGAAACAGTACGGGGTAGATGAAGATCAGATCGGTGTATTCATGGGTGAAGCGGACAAAACCACTTCAATCAAAAATGAAACCGTCAACAAAGAGCGTGAACAGCGTGGTAAGGAACCGGTTGAAAAGGTTGGTACCGGTCGTAGCGATAAACAGGTAGCTGCTGAGGCAAGGCAACTGGTGGATGATGGTAAGGTCAATCCGCAAGTTCTCACAAACTCAATTATTGAAGAACCGCGCGAGATTTCCGATGTAGAGGTTCACATTCTTTTAAATGAGCGTGTACGCCTTACGAAAGAATACGAGGCTGCGGTAAACAATCTTCTTGACGCTCAGGAAAAGGGTGATAAAAAAGCTATAAGCCTCGAAAACCTGAGAGTTATTTCTCTTGAAGAACAAATCGATGCGAATGATAAAGCTGCTGATTATGCAGGTACAAAACAGGCGCAGGCTTTCAGGGCGAGGCAACTGCTTAAAAAGCGCAACTATGAACTTGCAGCCATTGTTCAAAGAGCAAGGGCAGCCAGCGGTAAAGAAGTGGACCCGGAAACAAGGAAACAGCTTGCTGAGTGGCAGAAAAAATACGCAGAGGCAGAGCAAAGGTACAACGACTACATGGAGGCGCAGAGTACCCATGAACAGTCGTTGCGTGAAGAAATTGAACGCCTGAAAAAACAGCGTCCTACAAGGACCAGCACAACCAGTAATCCTGCGAAGATCAAAGCTGAACGTGCAGCGATTACCTCTCAGATTTTGGACGTTATGCACAAACTCGACCGTGTGAATACTCACAAGATGGCCGCGTTCGATCCTGAGCGTAAAAGCACTGTTCCTACGGAATTAAAGAAACCGCTGAAAGACCTGATGAAAGGTTTTGTCATGCAGGGTGTGAATACCGCCGATGGTGTTGTCGATGCAATCCATAAACACCTTGCTGACCACGGAATTACTGATATTGAAAAACGCGATATCCGGGACGCAGTATCGGGCTATGGCGAGCAGCAGAAACTCAGTAAGGAAAAAATTGATGTGCAGCTTCGTGATCTGCGCCGTCAACAAAGATTGATTTCAGCACTTGAAGATGCTCAGGCCGGTCAGCGTCCTCAGCGCAGCGGTCTGGAAAGGGAAGAACCCTCTCAGGAAGTCCGCAGCCTGCAAAAGCAGGTGATGGCTGAAATGCGCAAACATGGTCTGGATGATCAGCGTACCGATGAAGATAAATGGAAAACTGCGCTGCAGGCGTATAAAACAAGGACGAAAAACGCGATCGAGGATATGACTGAGCGCCTGGATAGCGGCAACTATGTCATCGAAAAGGCGAAGCCCGTTGTTCTCGATGCTGAAGCGATGGCTCTTAAATCGCAGCGCGAGAAACTGAAAGCGAAGATTGACGCGAAGATTGAGGAATTACGTCTGGCGAACAGATCGAAATTTGAGAAAGTTCTTGACTTTGCATCTAAATTCGGTCGTGCGGTGAAACTGTCTGGCATCACTACCACGCTGCCAAAACTTTCAACCGCTGCAATGGCGCGGCAGTTTATTTTCAGTCCGATTGAATCAGGCACAGGCCTGCTGATAAACAATATCCCCGGCCTGAGCAAAGTAGCTGATCAGGCAAGGCGTGAAGGCGCTCGATCCGTTACAACAATGGCAAAGGCTGAAGCGGCTTCTATGGTCAATTTCTTCAGCAAAAAAACATTTGCTGACGCGTGGGACGTGCTGAAAAACGGTAAGGGTGAACTGGACCGGAACTTCGGCAAAAAAACCGATCTCCCGCAGGAATGGATTGAATTTTTCGGTCGGATCCACGGTGCAATCAAAACACCTGCAAAGCGGGCAGAATTTCAGCGCTCTATGGCACTGCGTATTGAATGGTGCCACAGGAACGGAATTGATCCTAATAGCCCGGAAGCCGTGGCAAATAACACAGCTGGCGCTTATGCAGACGCGAACCGGGCAATCTTCATGCAGAAAAGTCTTATTGATAGCAGGTACCGGCAATTCATTCATAGCCTGGAAACCTCAAAGGATTCACCGAGGACTGGAAAGGCAGTGGCAACACTCCTTAAAATCCTTTTCCCGATTGTAAAGGTTCCGGTCAACTTCGTCCGAGAAACAACCTCATACAGTATCGGTGGTTTTAAAGCACTGCCACTGCTTGCAAAAGCAACAATTCGCGGTGCAGACCGACTTACCCCTGAGCAGGCAGATTACATCATGCGCAATCTGAAAAAGCAGACAGTCGGTGGCGCACTGATGGCGCTCGGATACCTGATGCCAGGTGCAGTCGGTGGTTATTACACCGGCCCCCGAAAAGAGGATGATCTGAAATCTGGTGACGTTTCATTGTTTGGTTTCCACTTACCGCACTGGGCATTACACATGCCAGCGATTGAGGTGCTTCAAATGGGCGCTACACTCAGGCGCGTACACGATAGCATGGGTTCTACTGATAATGAAGTAACAAAATACGGAGAAGGGTTGTGGCAGGTGACGAAGGGTGTTTCAAAGCAAATTCCCTTCCTCGAACAGCCGGCTCAAATTGTTGAGGCGACAAAAGATTCGGGATCATTTATGGCATGGCTTGGTAGCACTGCGAAAAGCTATTTTATTCCTCCCGACGTTCAAAAGATTGCAACCAGTATGGACGCAATCAATCCGACATCGGTTGGAATCAAGCCCGAAGGGTTCATTGATGCTCTTGAATACGGCATCCCGTGGGTGCGCCAGCAGGCAATCGCCAAAGCGTATGACGAACTGATGGAGAAACGTGCAGCGCCTACAAAGCACAAGACATTCGATGAAAAGCAGGCGGCGCGAGATAAGAAGGATAATCGCGAGGACAAGCTGAAAGAGCTTCATGATGCGCTCGAGCAAGCTGGGCATGAAGTAAAACCGTATCACCGACCGTAATTTATTTACCTGATTTAGTTAAACGATATAACCAAATGGCATACACAAAAAAAGAGTTCGACAAATGTTTGTTCAATCCGATGGTAGATGATCTGTTCGAAGAATACCCTGATTTGAAAGCCATAAACCAGAACGAAAAACTTGTGCGGTATATCTGCGCCGTATATGACCCGAAAAGCCCGCTGGTGACTAATCACCGGGATTTGGTGCAAAGAAAGCAAAATGGGGCAGTGGTGGCCGGGTACGATATAGTGAAAGACCTGAAAGACCTCGAGCAAGTTTTCAATATGAAAGACCCGGTGGCAAGGCAGGCAATCGTTCGATTTTTGACTGAGTTCATCTTCCCGCGTGAGTGGTTCCTGATTTGTGCAAATGAGCAAACATTTTATGAGTACGGAGAACGGATGATGCGACCGATTGATGACCAGACCGATGACAAGAACGAAATGCAGGCGGTGTCGATTAAAACAAAACTCAGTCAGGACATGGCTGACATTCTGGTAAGGATTGAGAACGGGTACAAAAGACTGTTCGGTGATGAAGTTGATCCTGATGCGCTCAGGAAAGGAAAGCGGACAAGCGCAGAATCTATGGCAGCAACGGTATAAAGTATGTATAACAAGATAAAAGGCGGTACGTGTATCAATATCCAGGGTCTTAACTGCTGGATACCTCCATATGGTTTCGGGTGTCATTCCGTTACCAGCGAGATCATGCCGACTGATGTTATCAAACGAAGCGAAATACCGACTGAGCAGTATTGGGAGGCACCTGAGTTCGGTGAATATTACGATCTGCGTTTCGAGCAGGAAAACCAGATGCGTGAAGTTGACCCTGATTACATGGATCAGGAACTTGAAACGATCCGGCAGCGGGAGTGGCGCAGGCGTATGTATGGTGTGTGGGTGTATATCAATGGTACACCGACTTATCTCCCGGGCATTTATTATTTCTACCTTACTTACTGGCCCCTCGATACCGGCTTGCCGGATTACCGGGTCATTGACCTCGAATATTTCCTGTTCTGGCAATACTGCGTGGAGGATCCTCTTTGCTACGGCATGGCTGAGGTATGTAAGCGTCGTAATGGTAAAACTTACCGGGCGGCCTGTATCATCTATGAGTGCATCAGTCGGACAAAAAAAGCCCTCGGTGGTATTCAGTCAAAAGCTGAAAAGGATGCTCAGGAAGTTTTTGATAAAGCTATTGTTCCTCAGTTCCAGTATTTCCCTGAGTTCCTGTTCTTCCGGCCAATATGGGATGATTCAATGGGTTCAACCCCGAAGGGGAAACTGCGTTTCTTCAAACCATCTGTAAAAGGTAAAGGGGCAAAGAAAAACCTGAAGGGTGAGGAACTGAAATCAATAATTGATTACCGTGGTGCGAAGCCGAAAGAGTATGACGGTTCAAAAACAAAGCGCCTGCTGCTCGATGAAAGCGGTAAGGTGGAAACTGACGTTGTTCAAAGGCACCTTGTTTTGAAACACTGTGTTGTGGATCAGCGCAGGCAGATCATTGGTAAAATGATTGTGACTTCTACTGTGGAAGAAATCGGTGTAAAATACCGCTTTGATGAACTGTGGTACCAGTCAGACCCGAATGAGCGCGAAGCGAACGGCCAGACCAAATCTGGCTTGTACCGGTTCTTTATGAGTGCAGCCAGGTCCGGCGACTACGACATTTATGGAGTTCCAAAAGAAAAGGAAACGCTGACCGCGATCATGAGCGACCGGGAATCTCTGCGCGACAGACCATCCGACCTGATTGCTGCCATCCGGAAAGAGCCGCTGTCTGCTGACGAAGCCTTCAAAACAGCGAACGACCGGTGCCACTTCAACCTGATCAAGCTGAATGACCAGAACACCAACCTAACCGCCTTCGCATCATCAATCCTGGAACGCGGGAACTTCGTGTATGAGAACGGAAAGCAAGACACGGACGTTGTATGGGTGAAGGATAATAACGGCCGCTGGCAGATACCGAAAGGTTTTATCCTGAAAAAAGAAGAAACGAATCTGGTTGAAAAAACCGGATCCCTTTTCTACCCCAAAAACGGATGGCGCTTTGTGAGCGCGGTTGACCCTTACGATCACAACGTGACAGAGGATAACCGCAGATCGAACGGTGCATCACTGGTGAAGCAACTCAATAACATCAACGATCCGGATGATATTTACATTCATGCCTACGTTGCAAAGTACCTCGCGCGTCCTCAGACGGCAGATATTTTGTGGGAGGACATGATCAAACAATGCCGGTATTTTGGTATTCCGATCCTTGTAGAGAACCAAAAGCGGGGAATTATTCGTTACTTTGAGCAAAGGGGGTACGCCCCGTTCCTGCAAAGGATACAAGGATACAAGGATGCTGGTATCCCTTCGACCGAAGAAAATAAGCACACCGGCCTCTACTTCATTGAGGACATGGTTGAGAACCACTGCGACCGAATTTATTTCCCTGATCTAATCAATGACCTTATCAAGTTTGACGTGACGCAAACTCAAAAGTTTGACCTGGCGATGGCATGCCTGTGGACTGAGTTTGCTGCAAAATACAAGGTGGCGAGAAAAACACTCGACACCGCGACAAAAGTAACTGACCTTTTTCCTCTTTATAAAAAATCCGTATAACAATGAGTGACGTAAGCACTACCGCGTTCCCCAAACACGATGTCAACCCGAAACTGAAACTTCAGCCTGAATGGGCTTTGCAGGCTGCAAAAGCTGTATGGCATACATACAACTCTCAGAATCACCGCATCTTCTATAAGCATGCGCAGGTGTATAAAATAATTGACGAGTATGTAATGGGGCAACAGTCAATGGGTAAAATGGATAAAGTGAATAACGTGGAGGAATCTTCCGATACTTCGTGGGTGAATATCGACAAGCGGCCGATCATGGTTGCTGCGAAGCTCAGGGATATCGCTATCTCCAAAATCTACCAGCGGCAGTACAACGTAGTGTGCACTCCGATCGATCCTCTCGCAAAGGATGAAACGGATAAGTATTATGCTGACGCAAAGACGAAGATCCTGATGCGCGATAATCTGATGAAGGTAAACCCGCAACTGGTGAACAGTCCGGCGATTGCAAAAGTCGGGAAAGAGGCCGATGACCTGGAAGAACTCGAAATGATGATGAACTTCGGCGTTCCACTGAAAGTTGCTATGGAGGCTGAAATGGGCATCGAGTATGTGTTCGAGCAAAACAGTTTCAAGACAAAACGTAAAAAGACCATCGAAAAGCTGTGGGACTACGGCGTTGGTATCTATAAGGATGATGTGGACGCTGACGGGAATGTGATCGCCAAATGGGTTGACCCGGCTGCCTTCGGTACAAGTTGGTGTATTGAATCAGATTTTTCCGATGCGTGGTACTGGTTCTATATGGCTGACGTGTCTGTGAACACCCTGCCTTTCTCGCCTGAGCAACTGGTCGAGATCGCAGCGGTCGCCGCTTCATCTAAGCAGCAAATCCAGAACGCAAATAAAAACAACGTCAAAACTGACCGGGAGAAGTGTAAGGTCATGGACCTGCAACTTATCACTTATAACGATCAGGTGTGGGAGAAGCGAGTGGATAAGGTCGGAAACGTCATTCACCGCCGGCAGAACCCTGACAAATACCGCGCGGATGAAATGATCACCGTGAACGGTAAGGAAGAAGCGAAATACAAGAAAGCTACCATTCAAACCCTGTGGGAATGTAAATGGGTGTTCGGCACCAATTACGTCTATGACGTTAAATGGTCTAACTATCAGAAGCGCGATAAAAAGAACAAGGCGAAGGTATACCCGAATTACCACATCAAGGCGTATAACTTCAATAACATGCGCGCGGTGAGCATGCAGGAACGCCTCATGCCGCTGATTGATCAGTATCATTCAATCCTGTTCAAAATCCAGAACTTCCAAAACAACTGGATTCCGTATATTCTCGAACTCGACCTCGATGCGCTGGAATCCGTGGCCTTCGGCGCAGGTGGCGAGAAGATGACCCCGAAGCAAATTCTCGAACTGGTGTACCAGAAATTCGTGGCGATTGGCCGGAAAAAAGATATTTCCGGTGTAAACCAGAATTACAAAATGGTCGATATCCGGACAACCGGCATGCACCAGGAATATGAAGTTCTGGTTGGTGACCTTGCCCGTATCCTGAACGAAATGCGCGACGTGACCGGCCTGAATGAACTGACGGACGGTTCAACTCCCGGTGAGCGTACCCTGAACTATGTGGCATCACTCGGTAATGACGCGACCAACAATGCTATTTACCCGGTAATCTATGCCGATAAGTGCCTGACTGAATCCCTTGCCCGTGGCGTGATCCAGCGCCTTGTGCTGACCGTACAGAACGGTAATATCGAAGGTGTTGCCCGGGCACTCGGTTCTGAAACAGTCCGTTTCATTCAGGTCACAAAGGATATTTGCGACCGTATGTGGGACGTTGCAATCGAGGACCGGCCTACCGATCAGGAACGTCAAATGCTCCTGCAGCAGCTTAATCTGAAGGATGCTCAGGGATCGTTGGATCCCGAAGATATTGTGATGATCCAAAACACCCGGAATCTGAAACAGGCTCAGGTGCAACTCGCTTACAAGGCGAAGAAAAAGCAAAAGCAGAAAGATGATCAGGCGCTCGCGCAGATACAGGCGAATGGTCAGCAACAGCAGCAGTCGGCGCTCGTTACGGCTCAGGCAGAGCAGCAGAATCTTGTTCTGGCAAGCCAACTGAAGCGGCAGGAAATCGAACTGACCTCCGCATGGCAACTCATCCTGGACGCTCAGAAAATTCAGGGAGCAGCAGCGCAGCAGGAAAGCAAAGGGCTGCATGATATTGCCCTGCAAACAATTATGGCATCGCTGCAGGCTCAGTCGGCACCGCCCCAACAGGCGGCCGGACAGCCTGCGCAATAATTTTTTGAAAATTCGCAAAAATATATTTGACAAATTAGAAAATATCTAATTTTGGAATAGTTAAATGGTATAACCAAACGCCCTTTTGAAATGACAATCCGCAAATTCTATGATTCGAGCGCCGGTGATGGCGCGTCAGGTGGAATAACAGCAGACATCGCAGCGAGGATTCGCAGCGGTCAAAGTGACCCCGCCCCGGCAGCAACACCAGCACAAACCCCGAATCAGGATACACCGGCGGTTCCGGCATCAACTCCCGCGACGGGAGCGCCCAATGAACCAGCGGCTACTCCGACAGAACCAGCGGCACCGGCTCAGACCCCTTCAACACCAGCGGCGGCTCCCGCGACGGAAGCTACTCCCAAGCCCGCTGAACAAACTAAGAGCTGGAAGGAAATTTTGAAAGAGCAGAAGGCAGACAGACTGGAAATTCTGAAAGAGGCAGGTGTGGACGAGTTCACCCTGAATCTGATGAAAGTGCGGGAGAACGGAGGCGACGTGACCAAATACATCAAAGCCCAAACGAATGATTGGGACAAGGTGAGTGACGTAGCGCTCCTGAAAGATGATCTCCGCAGCCAGTTCCCGGGCATTTCAGACGATGACTTTGATTTGCTTGTGGAGAACGAAATCTTCGGAAAGTACAATCAGACTGATGAAGCCGACCCCAAACTGAAAAGGCTCGGTGAGATTCAGATGAAAAGACAGGCAGACGCGATCCGTACCGCCCGTAAAGCCGAAGATGCTCAGTTCCAGATTCCTGAATACCATCCTGAAGATACCCAGGCGAAAGTTCTTTTGGAACAGAAGGCAAAACAGGATGCACTTGTGAGGTTTGTGAGCGAAAGCTCTGCGACGAAAGCCCTGCAGACGAACGGTTTTGTAACCGCCGGTGCAGGACAGGAAACGGTGAATGTCCCGACTGATCCCGCTAAGATTTTAGAATTTACCCATGATCCCAATACATTCTTCGGACTGTTCAGAAATCAGGACGGTTCGCTGAACCTCGAAACATGGTATAAGGCTGCCGCCTTTGCCGCTAACCCGGCAAAATACGAGCAAGACCTGATCAATTACGGTAAAACCCTCGGAATAAAAGCGGAATCTGACACAATTCACAGTATCCCCAAACCCGGTGATACCCCTGCTGCCCCTGTTACAGAAACGATGCGCGAAGCAATCGAAAGGTTGAATCGCCAACGGAATTAAGTGTAACAATTTTCTATCATAATCCTTAACCCCATTTGAAATGGCAGCTATTAACAAAGCGTATGTCAGCGCTATTTCCTTAATTGACAAGCTGAACATCTACCCGTCGATCGTAGATGTGCAGAATACCTACGGCCTCACCGACGTTGCCGAAGTTTTCGGCCGTATGAAGCCCGTTGACACCCCCATTTATTACAACTACTCTGACCGTCAGTTATGGCGTGTCGGCGTGTCCCAGGGTACCATTACCAATAACGGTACTGCTGAGATCACTGTAACCCTGACCGCCGGTACTTCCGGTTACGGCCGCCAGAACGACCTCGTTCGTTTCTCTGACGGTGCAGTGGGTACGGTGAAAACAGTTACCCCTGGCGCGAATGACGTACTGGTGATCACTTCGATCGATGGTACGAACATCACGCACACGCTGGCAACGAACATCGTATTCTTCTCCAACGCAGTTGGTGAGGCATCCGACAGCCGCGCAACGATCAACCGTGGTTTGGACCAGAAACTCAACTTGATCCAGACGTTCCGCGAAACTTACGATATCACTGATATCGCACGTAACTCCGCGATCTACGTTCAGGTTGACGGTAAGGACTACTACTACTACAAAGATCGCGTGGAGCACCTGATGAAGATCCGCGCTGAAGTAAACGCCGCAATGCTGATGGGTAAACTGTCCAGCACGAAGTACTCAGATTCTTCTCCGGCCTTTACTGACCCTGTTACCAGCACTCCGAAACAGACTACCCGTGGTCTGGATCAGTACATTACCGCTTACGGCGTGAATGACACTGTTGCATCCCTGGGTACATTCAATGCTGCTGACCTCGGTGCGCACATTGATAAACTGATCGCGAAAAAAGCTGACCTCGCAAGTGGTTATACTGTTACCGGTTCTGCTCCTGCAGTCCGTAAATGGGACGACTACTGGAAAGGCGTTGGTTCTTCTAACGTACAATCAGTGCGCCTGATGTTCGATGGTAAATCCATTGACTTCAGTGTGGAAGAACTGACTTACAGTAATGTGAAGATCAGCAAACTCCCGCTGCCCATCTTCGATCATCCTGAACTGGTCGGTGCATCTGACATGGCGAAGTACCTGTACTTCATGCCGAAAGGTAAGGGCAAAACCCTGTCAAGCCAGAACGCAGCCCCGACTTACGAAGGACGTATCGGTGTTCGCTACATGAAATCAAGCCTCGCCGGAACCTACGAAAATCAGGGCGACGACGTATGGCTCGAGTTCACTACCGCACCGGGCAAGGGTACAACCAAGATGAAAGAGCAACTGGACTATGTTACATACCAGGGCCTCGAAATCTTCGGACCCGATCATTTCAGCCGCCTGCGCGTACTGTCTTAATCGAAATACAAAAGAGGGCCGGGACGACCGGCCCCCTTTTTATCCTTTTAACCAAAAACAAAATTTCTATGTTACAAGTAATCGGTGACTTCAATAATCTCCCGCAGGAATTATTGGATTCAGTAAAAGTCCTCGGTGATAATGAGCAGTTCGTTTATGAACTGCTTGGTGGTGTAAAAGAAGAAGATGGAAATACCTATTTCGGAGCTTCTTTGACAATTCCCGGCCGCGACAGGATCTTCTACAAAAACAAGTTCTATGACATTGGCGTTGTGTCAAGCGTAACGCCCGAAGGAAAGCTCGATCGCTGCGAAGGATACGTCCTGAATGGTGGCGGTGCAAACGGCCTTGTAACACCCAGGTTCGCCCTGAGTGGCGCAAATCCGAAACATAAAGAGTGGCACTTCTTCTTTGCGCTCTGCAATTACAATGCGAGCAACAAGAACGCAAGCCCCGCTACTCCCAAAATGTTCAAAGAGATCGACTTCTCCGCTGAAGCAAAGAAAAATGTTGCCGGTCGCAGTCTGCTGAAACAGGCGCTCGACAACTACGAACTGATGTCGCTCGAAGATATGCGCATGTTCGTCCGTTCTCAGAACCTCGACGGCGAAGCGCAGCCTGACGTTATCCGTGACTCCGTTTCCGGCTTCGCTATCCGCGATCCGAGAACATTCCTGACGCTCCGCAAGGATGCGAAGGTGTCAACGAAGGCACTGGCAAAGCAGGCACTCGAACTCGGTGTATGGCGCTGGGATGCGCAAACTCTGCAGGTGAAGGACGGTAAGACTGATACAGTCATTGCTACCGTAAACCGTCAGGAAGGAAAAGATAACCTGGATATGATCGCCGACTGGCTCAATACAAGCAAGAACGGTCAGAAAATAAAAGAGGCGTTGGAAAAACGCGTGAAGGCCGCAGCCAGAGGGCTGCTGATCGAGGCCAACAAAGCGGACGAGGATGATGAATAAAGCGAACGGCTGATGAATCCATGCCGTGAATAACATCGCGTTTGGTTAAATCAGGATACGGGGCAGGGCCGTTCTCGGCCTACCCCTCTTTTTTAAAGACAAAAGTATTTTGAATCACAATGCCAACCACTTTAGACGCATATAAGAGTAATCAGGTAGCCATCAATTTAGTGAATAACAAAATTGTGGTGACGGATAACGCGTCTTATCCTGGCGGCGTTGTGAATAACATAACTGGTATTGTTACGATTACCCAGCCTGACGGTGTGACCCGGGCCGGTGACTGGTCATCCCCTGACATTTACTATTCCGGGGGTGGCCTTGTAGCCGCTTCGATCGACCTACGCCGTGACAGCGATGGCAAACCTCAGCAGGGAGAATATACCGTTCGATACGACATAAATCATCCGTCCTATTTACCTACCGTTTTAGTCCGTACCTTCCTTTTCTCTTACAGCGAACCAGACATGGATGCTGTTAAGAGCATTGACGTTTTCACCCCTTCTCTCGGTGTCGCTGATGCGACCAATTATTCGATCAGTGGTTTCAATACTACTTCAACCTCCCGGGCGTGGTCAGCGATTGTTGGCACACTCGGAACGCTTACCGGTACCGGCGCATCGCTGGACCTGAAATATGGCGGCAGTTACTACGATGCCTCTTATACAGTTACCCTTAGTACAACGGTGAATTACGCTCACCCTTCTTATACATACCTGACGGTAATTGACCTTTACACGAAAACATTGAATTTCACAGCGAACACGCCTCCGGACGTGGCTACACTGCTCACATATTTGAATACGCTCAAACAGCGTATGGATGATCTCATTGATCAATGTCAGAATTATGACAAAGCCAAAGATGATTACATCACAGCCTATGTACTCTATCGCCACACGCGCGACCGTATCTGCAAAGCGCAGACTGATGGCTTATACGCTTACATTCAGCAAATCCTGGACATCTACTACAACTATGTCAATACCTATGTCAATACGAATGCGGTAATTCCGGCGTATGACCTCGGTGATTGCAGTGGCGGTGGTGGAACTGGCAGCACTGCCGTCATGGTCGAATACAAAATCGGCACAACGATTGGCGCTCCGACTGCAGGAACAAACACATTTGTCAGCACTTCATTTGTTGGTCGTGACGTTGTGCTTTTCGTCGGCAGTATTCCCATGAGTAAGATTGATAACGGCTCAGGGGTTTATTTCACAAAATTGCTTGCCTCAAACACGCTTACGCTTACCGGTATGACATGGAGTACCGATTCAATCGTTCAATTTCTGATATTATAATGAAAAAAATACTATTCATATTCGTCATTGCCCTGCTCGCAGTGGTTAAATCATTTGCCCAAAGCAAACCAATTCGGGGTATTGGAACGAAAGACGATATCGCAAAGGTTAATGGAATCTTGATGGTAGATAGCGGATTCATTCTTCCTACGTTCCAGGATACAATGCCGTCACGTTTCGGATATACTAATATCCGCAACGGTTTTTTGATGCGTACCGTATCACCGAATGGAGCATGGTTCCGTGACAGTACAGCGAAAAAGTGGCTGCCGGTCCAGTTTACTACTTCATCGATCACTACCGATACTCTCCGGGTCCGCTGGCCGCTTTACGGTTTATCCGGCGGCGGTGTCAATCCGGATACACTGCTGATCCATGTTTTTACTAATACCGGTGATTCTGGTTACGTTACTCAGACACTTTGGAATACAAAGTTGAATGTGAGTGATACTGTAAACAGGACCGTTCGATTATTCCCCGGAACGAACGTAACGATTACAGGGACCTTCCCGAATTACACAATAAATTCATCCGGTGGAGGCGGCGGTGGATCATACACAGCTTCACAGTCGATTACTCTGTCCGGATCCAATTTCACCCTGACCAATGATAATGCAACGCCTGGGAACAACTATGCGTATGGCACGAATTCATCCGGGACGAAGGGATTCAATAAGATGGCTGTGATCGATACCGCAGGAATTGCCGATGGATCCTTCACCTACTACGACAATGCATCAGGAACGTGGAAGATGCTGGCACCTGTGGCCAATAAGAACCTTCGCTGGAATGGTACTGCATGGGTATACAAAGACACTACAGCCATTGGCGGCGGCGGATCACCGAATACTTCCGTTGGGTCCGGTTTCCGGGTGGCCATCAATGGAACCAATAATATCAAATCACTGACCGGCGGTATCGACATGCTGCTGGATAGTACCACTTCCAACCAGGTGAATATCTCCGCTGACACGACAACGGGCACCACGAAGCTGGCGACGCAAGGTGATATCGATCGCGGCATTGCTGCGGTTGGATTGAAGCAGGTAACTGCGATAAATGATAGTGCTATTAACAGGATCATTACGAATGATACACTGAAAGGGGCTGATGTTGTTATTCACCAAAAAAATATAGTTGGCGATGCTACAGCATCGGGTAAGGCTATGACGGTCTATGGAACCTCTATAGCAGATATTAACCCTCCGACCAATGTAACCGTTGCTCAGAACTATGTAACAGGTGTATCACAGGGGCTTGGGTTCAATCTCATTGATCGGGCTAAGGCCGGTTCAACAACAATGCAGTACAGCGCTGGAGACAGCTCAGTTGAAAATAAAATATACACTATTCCGACAAAGACTTCAGCTCATGGCTTACTGCTTCTTGATGCGCCTGGTCTTAACGATTTCTATGTTCCATTCGGCCATGCCTTTGACACGGTGGCTTTAAAGGCTATGCTGAACAAATGGCTGGATACTGCTCACACAGCAAGGGGATGGTCTTATGACAGCATCGTATTTGTATCTGCCCCCTACACTACATCAACTCAGTATCCTCATGCTCATGACGCAAATCGGGCAGCCCGGACAGTATGTGAATCGCGTGGGGTCATGTTTGTTGACATGGAAACATTCATGCAAGCACGAAGCGGGTATTTTTCTCCTGGAGATACTATTCATTCCAACTCGGTCGGCCACCAATTCTATACGGCCAATATCCTTAAATCACTACCGAATTTTAAAAAAGTAGGGTTTTTGAATGTTCACGGTGGTAGTCAAATCGAGGATTCATTGTATGTGAAAAACCTGCTCAGGATCGGTGATTTCACTCCTACATATTTACCGTCATCTTACAAGGCCATTATCGGAGGAGACCTGGATGTGTTTGGCATTATCAGGAACGGCAACCAAACCAGTGACCTGCACAGCGCAAAAGTTCAAATCGAAACTTCAATCGGCGTTCCGGCATTTTCTACGAAAGACGGATCGGGTACGGCTGATTTGTACGTTCCTTATCTCCAACTTACTAATAGCGGCAGTACAATCAAGTACGGGTCATCATATACCGATATCAACGCGGTTTCAGGTTATTACACATACATAGGCGGAAGCGGATTAAAAGTTCTTGAACTCGGACCAAGTACCGGCGCAATTTTTAACGGAGATAAATATACTGGTGGGATACTTCAGGCGAAAGGTACGGGTAGCGCATATCTGTTTTTCACTACTCCGCCATTGGATCGCGTTGGTATTAAAGATTCACTCCCGCAGCAGACACATTCGGTTCGTGGTTCTGGTTTTTATCTGGACACTCTGATCATGGCAGGGAAGGTTAAAATGTCCGGCATACCGAACGCGGCAGGATCAAAAGTGCTTCACTGGGATCCTTCTACAAATATGGTCAGCTGGGCTGACACGACTACTTCCGGTGGCTCCGGTGAGGTAAATACTGCCTCAAATCTGGGCGTCACTACTTACGGCCTTTATAAGACCAAAGTGGGCGTGGATTTACAGTTCAAGTCCCTGACCGCAGGCACAGGTATCAGCCTTACCAGCAATACCAATGATGTGCAGATCGGAGTGAATATCGACACCACGAACATCAGCAGCTTCGCAGCAAAGGTTCGCAGCCTTTTCACTGTCACTTCACCAGTTGTTTATAATTCAGCTACAGGTCTTTTAAGTCTGGATACTGCTTCCGGTAAGTGGCGATCAGAAAACTATTACAATACGAAGTTCGCATCGATCGGGGCAAACGTAAACACTTCAGTCGGTTCAGGCTATAAAGTGGCCGTAAATGGCACCAATAATGTAAAATCCCTTACAAACCTGTATGCAATTTATTTCGATTCTACAAGCACAACGGTTTCAATAGGGGTGGATACATCGGACGGAAACACCAATATCGCCACACAAGGCGACGTGGCCAGATCTGTCGACACAACAAAGAAGTGGCTTCCTCTATCGTACATCGATACCAAGTATTTTGACAGCACTGGAAAGTCGTTTAAACTTCGGAACGATACCTGCACACTTGCAAGTTTCGATGTCGGGATGGGCCTTGCGAGCGATACCGCCCTGTTCAGTTCCACTTCAAATATTTTCGGCGCTTTTTACTGGCGCGGTTCAGATACGATAAAAGTAACCGGATTGGATATCGGCTTGCAGGGAACCTCTCCGAACGTAACTATCACAGTTTACTATAACGATTCTCTGGGGGTAACTGCGGGGGCCACGAAACTTGTGAATGCTGGCAATGCCGCCACAAATATCTATACCGGAACGTCAGTTAGCAGTTTTGACAATAGTAAAATACCGCCAGGCAACTGGGTATGGGTTCAAGCCTCAACAATAGCCACAAAACCAAAAAAATTGACCGTCTCATTAACTGGATATAAAATACCACGATGAAAAAACTAATTTTTACACTGCTGTTTTTTCTCCCAATGATCTGCGGCGCGCAGATCATCTTCATGCAGGCCTATGAAAATACCTCGTCTTCGGGATTTGGATTTTCACGCGCAATTACAATAGATCATACCAAAGTGCCTACCAGCAATCAGACGGATTTCCCGGTGCTGATCACCGGCACTTACTCTTATCTGGCGGATCAGGCACATGGTGGTAAAGCCATTACCGGGAACCACGGATATGATATCACTTTTTCAACTTCAGCAAAAGCCACGACAGCAGATCTGAGTTTTGAGATATCATACTGGGATTCGACCACGGGCTACATCGAGGCATGGGTAAAGATTCCCACGCTGCATACCGGTTCGGATGATGTGATTTATATGAACTACGGCAATCCTGCCACAACGGCCTTTCAGGGCAATGTAGCCGGTACATGGAGTAATAACTTCTCAGCTATCTATCACCTTAAAAATGGATCAACGCTTTATTTGGGTAACGCCCTCACCGGTACTGCCGCTACGAATAACAGCACAACGGCCACGACTGGTCAGATCGATGGAGCCGCGGCATTCAGCGGATCCTCCCAATACATCAATCTGGGGAACAACTTCGGAACGATTGGCGACTTTACACTGTCCGCATGGGTCAAGCCCACTGACTTCAGTGGCTTCAATGGAATTATTGCAAAAACTGCATCAGCTCAGCCCAAACCATTTGACTGGTACCTAACGGCTTCAACCGGGATCCCGCGGCTATTCCTGGGTGATGGATCCAGCGGTGCGAACGTAGATGGCTCTTCTGCCCCCACCACAGGCGTATGGAACTATATAGCTGCCGTCAAAAGTAGTACCATTACCGTCAACCATTATTTGAACGGATCTGGGAATGGATCTGGGAATGCTGTTGGCGCACCTTCCCCGCTGGCCAACGGATCAGATAATATGTACATCGGTACGCGGTCGGACTTTGTAACCATGATGAAAGGATCAGTGGATGAAGTCCGCATTGCATCGGTGGCCAGAGCTGCCAGCTGGATAGCTACAGAATACAATAATCAAAACTCACCATCCACCTTTTATACGGTGGGATCTGAATTATGAGGAAACTGATAACCATACTTTTTTTTGCCGCCTCCTTGCATTGCCAGGCTACCCGTATCATTGTGGCAAAGCAAGGCAGCTGGGGAGCGTTCTATTCTGGTAATTCATCCCTGGGATGTTCAGCTGGTGATACTCTTGTCATTCGTGAATCAGACGGTTGGGGAGGTGCGGGATGTTCATTTCAATCACTTCGCGGAGATTCTTTGCACTGGATCGTTATCATCAATGAAAGTGGTGGCGCTTATACAAACATTGGTGCTATTCTCATACGTGGATGTCATTACGTGAAGGTGACAGGATCAGGAACATCTGGTTACTTGGGATATTACGGCTTTGTTTCTGATGGAAATTTATTCAATCCTGCATTCAGCGTTGTGGACGTGGATGGCCAAAGCAAATATGTTGAGGTTGAGAGAATTTATGGTAAAAATATCGGTTATGGAATCCGTGCAAAGCAGGATGGTAGCTGCAGCGATTCATTGAACTATCCCAACTGGCACATGAATCACATTTATCTGCACGACAACCAGTTCATCAATACAAATCAGGATGTTATCTATGCCGGGAACACAGCTCCGACAGAAGGCCGACCGGTCGGTTGCCCAGGCGGAACGATTAATCCGATACCAATGAGGATGTCGGATGTTTACATTTATAATAACATCATTGATTCAGCTGGTCGTACCGGTATTCAGCTTTCTGGCTGTGATTCCGGGTCAAATTACATCTATGGTAATTCAGTCAGGCGTACCGGGTATGAATATAACAACACTCAGGGATCCGGTATCATTCTCGGCGGATGTACTAAAAATACACAGGTATTCAATAACACTGTAGATAGCACTTTTCAGTATGGGATACTTTCTCTTGGCTCCTTTGGGAACGAGATCCGCAATAACAATGTGAACCATACAGCCATGATCCCGATCCGGGACGGTGGCAATACTTCAACGAATTCAACCCCTCTGAATAAAATCATTTCAGCTGGTGGGAACATCACCGATCTGGTCTTAAAGATTGATGGTACAAAGGTCAGTGGAACCGTTGGCGGGTCAGCTTATATTCTTGCCGCACCAGATACTTCTGGTGGTGTGAATGGCGGTGTGATCATTTACACAGCCCTCTCTGACACTTTTGCCATCACCAATGTCTCAAGCCAATCTAAGACCTGGACACTTTCCGGTTTTTCAAAAAGATGGTTCAAGCTGGTAGTGGTCGGTACCGGTACGCAGGTCAGCACTTGGACAGAATCAATCCTGAACCCTGGCTATGACTTTTCTATTGCTTGTAATGCCCTGCAGACCTATCCTGCCGGTGATAGTGCAAGCATCATCATCCGCGATAATGTGTGCGATAATTCTGATGCTTCCAATGTAATCACTGGTACCAGTGTGGACCTGTGGAAGCGATCAGGGAACTACATATGCACCAATACTACGCAGGCTGGCGGCGCTGCATCCGTAAATATCAACGGTGCAAACTTCAACTATTCAACAGACTGTTCCGGACTTGGTGGTGCCATCAGCGGAGCGAGATATAACTATTTACGATTGAAGAGAGGCGTGCGA